TGGTGAGTATTTTGCAGCTGGTGTTGGTGGTGCAATCACGGGCCGTGGTGCAGACCTCTTGATTATTGACGATCCGCACTCGGAACAAGACGCATTATCGGCAACTGCGATGGAATCTGCGTACGAGTGGTACACTTCTGGTCCAAGACAACGTCTTCAACCAGGAGCCAAGATCGTTTTAGTCATGACACGTTGGTCAAAAAAAGATTTAACAGGAATTTTGTTAAATAATCAAAAAGAAATTAAAGGCGATCAGTGGGATTTGGTTGAATTTCCAGCAATCATGGACCACGGAACTAAACAAGAGCCGGTTTGGCCACAATTTTGGAAAATGGATGAGCTAGAAAAGGTAAAAGCAACACTTCCTGTTGGAAAATGGAATGCACAATGGATGCAAAACCCAACTTCTGAAGAAGGAGCCATAATAAAACGAGAATGGTGGTCGATTTGGGACAAAGATTACTTACCAAGTTGTAATTATGTGATTATGTCTATGGATACAGCGTTTTTAAAAAAAGAAACAGCCGATTATTCTGCAATTACAGTCTGGGGTGTGTTTTATCCTAACGAAGATAGCAAACCAAACTTAATTTTACTAGATGCACTTAAAGATCGGTACGAGTTTCCAGAATTACGTCGTGTTGCACTAGATCAATACAAATATTGGAATCCTGACATGGTTATTATTGAACAAAAAGCATCTGGAACACCTCTAACACACGAGTTAAGACAAATGGATATCCCAGTTATGACCTTTACACCGAGTAGAGGAAATGATAAACACGTTAGAGTCAATTCTTGTGCACCTCTTTTTGAGGCTGGTGTTATTTGGGCTCCTGATATGAAATTTGCAGAAGAAGTGATTGAAGAATGTGCGTCATTTCCATATGGCGATCATGACGACTTGGTTGACAGTACAACCATGGCAATCATGCGATTCAGGCAGGGCGGCTTCCTAACCCATCCAGAAGATTACGAAGATCAAAAAAAAGAACCTAGGAAGATGGAGTACTATTAAAAATGGCAGGAAATATTATACGTAGATTTGTAATAAAACAGTTATCCAAGGACCGTGGTTCAGGGATCATGGAAATACCAAATAGATTCATGGTCGACCAACGACAATTATCACTACAAAATTATTTAATAAAAAAAGGTGTTGACCCAAATTCAATTCAAACCGAGGGACAACTTAATACTATTTTACAACAAATAGAAAAAAACAGAATAGCAACTGGTTTAAAAAAAGCAGAAGCTCAGAAAAAAATGGCTGATATTATGGATATGAAGGGTAGAAAAATAAACCCTAAATCACGTATCATGGGAGGCCGACAAGCAGAAACAGAAAAAGAAATAGCCGAAAGAATGAGGCGAGAAAATAAAGAAGCTGTTGATAGAATTAAAAAAGACAAAGATTTTGATTTTGACCAAGACCCAGAGTTTGCATCAGGCGGACGTGCAGGTTTAAGTTATTTACTTGCAGAAGATACAAATGAAAGAACTAATTTTGCAGCAGGGGGTGTAGATAGACTTAGAAGATTATTTTTAAAAATGTTAGGTGCAGGAGCTGCAACAACAGCAGCTGTTAAAAGTGGTATATTAAGTTTTGGTGGTAGAAAAAGTGCAGCTAAAAAAGTTGCAAAAGAAATTATTAAAACACCAAACGCGCCAGGTAAACCTGAATGGTTTGATGCAGTTGTAAGCAGAGTTATTAACGAAGGTGAAGATGTAACAAAACAATTTGCATACAAAGAGAGAATGAAAGTACACACAAAACCAATCAGTGAAACAGAAGAAGTTACTATCTATAGAGATTTAGACGATAACTCTGTTAGAATTAATTATGGAAAAAAATTAAAAATAGATGACAGCAAACCGTATGAAAGAGGAAATATTGGAAGAGCAACTAATGATCCTGATCAAATAGATTTAATTGTAAGAGAAGGTGAAGATATTGAACCGGATTTAAAAACAGGAAAAGGTGGTGCTAAAACAAAAGCTTCGTTTGAAGCAAGTGAAGCAGAACCAAGAGCTGTTGGTGGACCGGAAGACACAGACATAGAGTTTGATGGTATACGTGAAGTTGATAATGTCGATGACTTAATGCAAGATGTAAGTTCGTTAGAAGAATTTGCAACTGGTAAAAAATTAACTGGTGATAAAGCTGCAAAAGCTAAAAAGAAACAAGAAGACTTTCAAAAATTTACCGAAGATAATCAAGCGCAAGCAGAATATTTAGAAAATAAATATGGCCCGGCGGAGCAATATTACGATGAAGAATTTGCATCAGGCGGTATTGCAAAATTGTTAGGAGAATAATGACCCCTAAAGAAATTTATAGATTTATCATAGAACAAAGCCCTGAGCCGTTGATTAAGAACCCTGTTCTTAGAAAAGTAGTTGATCAAGAAAGACTTGGTTTTTATTTGGGTAAAAAAGTTCCGTCACAAGGAACGTTAGAAGACGCTGATACTAAAAAAGCAGAAGATGCACTAAGCGGTGTCAATGAAACTATGAAGATAGCAGATCTTCAAAGACAAGGACACATTGGTCATTATTATGCGGGTGGGGGCAATGTAAGTCGTGCTAATTTCTACAAAGGTATGTCTGCTAAAAAAGCGCCACAAAAATTAAAACTTGAAAAAGAAAAAACTAGTTCGGGTTTTGCAGGTGATAGAAAACTTACAGCGAAACAAATGGATGCGTTAGATCCAGACTATTTAGGAAAAATTAGTATGGAAGATCCAGACTATAAAGGCAGAGAAAAAAATGTAAAAGTTTATAGGTCAGGTGCTACTAAGTATGGTAGTGTTCTTGATGATGCATTTGATATTAGAAATATTATTGTAAATAATAAAGGTAATATATTTGGACTAGAAGAGCTTGGAGAAAAAGCAGAAATATTTACTACTGGATCTGGGTCGAGAAAAGGAGGCAAAGGTAACAGACCAGATATTAGAAGAGTAAGAACTGCTTTAACACTTGCTAAAGATAGTTTTCCTGAAATAGCAAACTTTAAATTTGTAACTGAAAGATATCCAGGAATTGATGGTAAAGAAAGACATCAATTAAACATGGTTGTTAATACAATTAAAAATTATCAAAATACAACAGGTGACGAAAAATTAGCTCAGTTTTTACCTGACAACATGGGACAGTTTTATACTAGAGTTATAGAAAAAGGTCCTAAAAAATTACCTGGAAAACCAGAACAAGGGTTGTTTATAAAAATGTATAATTTTAAACCTCATCAAATTAAATACATTTCAGATAGAATTACTGATGAAACAGGACAAAAATTTACATCTAAAGATTATAAAAATTTAGTAAACGAAGTTAAAGGTTTTAGAAAAAAAATTTCTATTGACAAAGGTTTAGAAAAAAAATTAGCTTTTATAAATAACCAAATAACAGATCTTGCAAATGACACTCAAATTCAAAATTTATTAAAAGGTGATTTAAATAGAAAAACTCAAGAAGCTCTTTTAGCAAGAGCAACACAAATTGTTGGTGGTGATGCATCTATTGCAAGTAGAAGATTGTTTCAAATGGCAGAAGCCATGTCAGATAGCACTAACAAGTACAAAAATTTAGGTATTGAAATTAATAATGAAAAAGCAAATAAAATTATTGTAACCGGAAAAAAAATAGGTGGAAGAAGTAATAGATATGGAATGTCTAGTGTCTTGTATGATTACTATGGTAACGTTGTTGATAAGGCAATAGGATCAGGTGAAGGACAAACGTTTATTGGTAAATACCAACAAGCAATTAGAAAGGCTTTAGATAAAGGACAATCTCCTGATGAAATATTTAGTTTAACAGCTTCTGCAAGAACAAGAGCTCCTGGTCAAGGAAATTTAGCACCATACGCTTTATTTACACAACAACTAAGAACAGATGTTAATAGTGCTATCAAAGGTGCATACATTGATTCTGCACTTTCAAGAACACATGGAGAATTACAAGAAATATTTAAAGGTAGAAAATATAGTCAATTAAATGCTGCAGATAAAAAAGCAGCGAATGATTTAGTTGAAGCTTTTGAAAAAGAAAAAGTCAGAGGTTTAAATCAACCAGTTAATCCTGGTGAGGTAAGAGCAGATTTCATTAAACAATATGGAGAAGACTCAACACAATATAAAATGTTTAAAAAAAATGGAATAGTGCCTAAAAACTATAAAGGCGTTAAACCAATTTACCTAACAGCAGCTGAAAAGAAAAATATGCAACTCCCTAGTTTTGATCTTAAAAATCCACCAAGTAAATCTATAGAAGGTTTTAATACAAGATTTGTTAAGTATCCACAAATAAAAAAAGCTTTTGAAAAAAGTTACAAGGATGTTGGTTACAGTATGAAAGTTACAAAAGATATGAAAACTCAAAAAGAATTTTTAAGTGGGTTAACTAAAAATTTAAGAAAAGCGGGTTTTGACTGTGCGTTGTCAGAGGGAGTCGATTGTGATGATCCAAACTCTTACAGAAAATCAATGAAAGAAACAATGCAGAAAGCAAGCCAAGGAGACAACGCTGCAGTTAGAAGAATTCAAAATTTAGGAAAAATAATGAACACAGTTAAAGGAGCTGCAAAAGCAACTGGTTATGGTGCGCTTATAGAAATTGGTTTCGCTGCACCACTTGCTACCATAGATTGGGCAAGAGGCGCAAACAAACAAGAAATTGTTTCTAATGCAACGTTAGGTTTTTTTGGTAGATCTATGGACGAACAATTAAGAGATAAAGATTTAAGATATAAACAAATAGCAGCACTAGAAGATGCTGGAACTAAAGAAGAAAAAATGCGTAAAAGATTAGAAACAGCAGGAGGTTACAGAAGCATAGCTCAAAGTCAAAAAATGTTAGAAAACGCTATGGCTGAAACAGATAAAGCTGCACAACCTTTTTTAAGAGTAAACCCACAACTAGAATCGGGTCAAATGTTTGATCAAGATAAATATTTTTCAGATGTAAAATATATGCAAGACGCCATGGCAAAAGAACAAGAAGCTAAAAAACAAAGAGCTTTAAAAAGAGGTTTTTATCAACCTGATTTTGATGTTTTTGAAGAAGAAATAAGTTACGCAGGTGGAGGAATTGCAGGCATTAGAAGACCGAGTGCTATTCCACCACAATCTGGACCATTACCTGATGGGTTGCCAGGTGTATTAAAACGTGTTAAGAATATATAGGAGTATAAATGGCAGATATCGATAAAACGCTCCCGAACGTTAAACAACCAGAAGAAGTTGTTAACGAGACGGAAGAAAACATAAATATTGTTGAAGAGACACCAAAAGGTCCAGTAGAAATTACTGAAGACGAAGAAGGTGCAACAATTGATTTTGATCCGATGGCAATGCCCATGCCGGATGAAACAGATTTTTACGCAAACCTAAACGAATTATTACCTGAAGAAGTAACAGATCCAATTGGTAGTCAGTTACAAACTAACTACATGGAATATAAAATGTCCAGAAAAGATTGGGAAAGATCTTACATTGTAGGTTTAGATCTGTTAGGTTTTAAGTATGAAAATAGAACCCAACCTTTTCAAGGCGCGTCGGGTGCCACTCACCCGGTTCTTGCTGAAGCTGTTACTCAGTTTCAGGCGCTCGCTTATAAAGAGTTACTCCCAGCTGATGGACCAGTAAGAACTCAAGTAATGGGTGTTTCTTCACCATTGAAAGAACAGCAATCACAAAGAGTTAAAAATTTTATGAACTATCAACTTATGGATCAAATGAAAGAGTATGAGCCAGAGTTTGATCAAATGTTATTTTATTTACCTCTAGCAGGTTCAACATTTAAAAAAGTTTATTACGACGATTTATTAGGACGAGCAGTCTCTAAGTTTGTACCAGCGGATGACCTTGTTGTTCCGTACACAGCTACCTCATTAGACGATGCGGAAGCAGTCATCCACGTACTAAAAATTTCAGAAAACGATTTAAGAAAACAGCAAGTTGCTGGTTTCTATTCAGATATTGACCTTCCAAAACCTCAAGCTGCAAATACAAACGAGTTGGAGGAAAAAGAAAGAGAACTAGAAGGTCTTACAAAATCCCAAAGAGTCGAAGCAATGTATACTCTGTTAGAGTGTCATGTAAATTTAGATTTAGAAGGCTTCGAAGATGTTGGCGTTGATGGCCAACCAACGGGAATAAAATTGCCTTACATCGTTACAATCGAGGAAGGCAGTAGGAAAGTTTTGTCTATTAGACGAAACTTTGCGCCCAATGATCCAAAGAAAAATAAAGTCCAATATTTTGTCCACTTCAAGTTTCTGCCAGGACTAGGATTTTATGGCTTAGGATTAATACACATGATTGGCGGATTGAGCCGTACTGCAACTGCGGCTCTCCGTCAGTTATTAGACGCTGGAACATTATCCAACCTACCCGCGGGATTTAAGCAGAGAGGTGTCAGAGTAAAAGATGATGCCGCAAATATACAGCCAGGTGAATTTAAAGATGTTGACACTCCTGGTGGTAATCTAAAAGATGCATTCGTATTCTTACCTTACAAAGAACCATCGGCTACATTATTGCAATTGATGGGAATTGTAGTTCAAGCAGGACAAAGATTCGCGTCCATTGCTGACATGCAGGTTGGGGACGGGAATCAACAGGCCGCTGTTGGTACAACCGTAGCTCTTTTAGAACGTGGTTCAAGAGTAATGTCAGCAATACATAAAAGACTGTATGTATCACTTAAACAAGAATTTAAATTATTAGCCGATATATTTAAAACATATTTACCACCAGAATATCCTTATGATGTTCCAGGTGGACAAAGAAATATTAAAGTTGCAGACTTTGATGACAGAGTAGATATTTTACCTGTTGCAGATCCAAATATATTTTCTATGTCGCAAAGAGTTACACTTGCACAAACACAATTACAATTAGCACAAACTAATCCACAGATGCACAACATGTATCAAGCGTATAGAAATATGTACGCAGCAATTGGTGTAAAAGACATTGATAGAATCTTACCACCACCTCCACCAAATGCACCAAAAGATCCAGCGATCGAACACATTGATGCATTAGGTATGAAACCTTTTCAAGCGTTTCCAGGACAAGATCATAGAGCACACATTACAGCTCACTTAAATTTTATGGCAACTAATTTTGTTAGAAACAATCCAAGTGTTGTTGCTGCATTAGAAAAAAATATTTTAGAACACATATCTTTAATGGCGCAAGAACAAGTGCAACTTGAGTTTCCACAAGAATTTCAAATGTTACCTCAAATGCAACAAGCTGCTGTTGGTAATCCAGCAATTCAACAACAGCTTCAACAAATATCTCAAAAAATAGAAGCAAGAAAAGCTATCTTAATTGCAGATATGACTGAAGAGTTTATGAAAGAGGAAAAAGAAATAACTTCTCAGTTTGATCATGATCCATTACTAAAATTAAAACAAAGAGAAGTAGATTTAAAAGCTATGGAAGAAGAGAGAAAAGTCAAAGAACAAGAAGATAGAATGAATCTTGAAAGATCTAAAATGTTACAAAACAAAAATCTAACGGAGGATAAACTACAACAAAACGAAGAATTAGCTAATTTAAGAGCTGACACTGCAATTGAAAAATCGTTGATATCTGCAGATGTTAAACTAGCCTCTGATAAAGCTAAAGCAAAGGACGTAAGGATCTTGAAAGGTCCTAAATCATAGTATATACAAACTATAGGAGATAAATATGAAAAAAGAAAAACACAGCAATTCAATGTTTCTTAACAAAGATGGCTATGCAAAATCTGTTGATATATCTATCCCACCACAAAATATTGAGATTGACCCAAGAGGTAAATCAAGTATTAGAGGTGCGGGAGCTAGAATACCAACTGGAGATGTAGCTGAAGTAAAAGGAACTAAAAGAATGTTAGCTGAAAAGAAAAAAACAGCTAAGTGGTATTAGTATGTGGTTGTCGGCAATTAAATTAGCCGTCTCTGCTGGAAGTAA